CTTCCTTCTCTGTGTATCCTTTCTTTTCATAAGCTTCAACTACTTTGCCCCACAAAGTCTTAAGTGGAACAGTTGTTTTATCACCCAGTATTTTTTCAGCTGTCTTAATGCCTACGCTAGGTAAACCTGTATAACCGTCAACTGAGTCACCCATTAATACTTGCATCATAAACCAGTAGTCAGCTTGAGGCTTTGTAATCCTATTGATTGTTTCACCATCTTGACATATCAATGCTGGTATCTGTTTAAAGTCTTTATCTATAGATACTATAATGGGGTCTTTATCAAAATAAGGGTCAATGGTAGTTGCTAGTATACCTAGAACATCATCAGCTTCTAACCCGTCCCACATAATACCTTTATGATTATCCATAATGTGTTG